AGAAATTATAGAAGGCTTAATACTAGATGTCAATGAGGCTAGTATAGAGATACCATCTAAAGCACTCTGGCCTTACCTCTATGACGAGCTTACAGTATTTACATATGAATATAATCCTAAGACTCGAAGTATCAAATACGGACACCCAAGTGGTTTCCATGATGATACAGTTATTTCATTAGCACTAGCCAATTACTCACGTAAACAAATGAAGTCTTATGGTACTTATGCTATCATGGGTAAAAGGTAAGTTCAAATTCAAACTAATTTATATTTCTTAGTATATGAGCATCAAGATTAATATTAACGAAAAACAATACAAGATCCCAGATCGTCTAACTGTTGACCAATATCACAAGGCAATACAGTTCGACTGGTCTGATACTAAATACTATCCAATGATAGTGGCACAATTAACTGGCGCTCCTATAAAACAATTAATGCTAGCCGATCAAGATGCTATGTTATTAGCGATTGGCTTTATGGTTAAGGCGATGAATGATAGAACTGAGTGTAAAATGATGGACTTAGATGATATTACGTTTGGCCAATTTATAGATCTCGATGTTTACCTTACAGGTGGCTTAGATCAAAACTTTAAGTCTATTATAGACATCATAGCACCTAAAGCCATACACGCAGATGAGGCTATGTGGGCTGTAGATAAATATGCTGACTTTAGAACATACACATACAGACAATACTCTGCACTCTTTGGTATTAACGACAGAGCAACACAAGAGGAATTAGAAGATGAGATACCTAAAACAAAAGACGCAGCCGCTAGAGCATGGTATAAAATCATAGTTGGTTTAGCTAATGGCGATGTACTTAAAATAGACGAGATCACAGATCAACCTCTTAGAAAAATGCTTAACTTTATGGCTCTACAGAAAGAGCAACAGTTAGAAGAAAACCAACGTAAACTAAAAGAAAGAAGACAATATGACTTATCAAGAAATCGTAGATAACTTCAAAGGAATATGTGATGCACATGAGATAATCAGAGAATTTGGTTATGGTGCTATCTCAGATATTAAGACTATGAATGTCGACGCGACTAATAGTATAGTTGGTACTACTGATTATGCAGAAACACAGACGCTCTACCCTTATGTGTACTTAGTACCACAACAATCTACTAGAACATCACAGGCTATCACTTATAGATTTAATATGATTGTGATGGACACTGTTTTAGATAATGGTTTAGAATTAACTAGATTTAATCAAATAGATCAAAAAGATCCACCTTATGGTACTACTCTAGAGGTTCAGTCTTCATGTCAACAATATGTCGATGATATTTTAGCACAACTTAGATTAGGTAGATCTGGCACTAGTGTGACTTCACCTTTAAGACATCCACTATTAGATGCACAATTATCAGTTAACCTAACACCATTTAAAGAGAGGTTCCAAGATACTGTTGCAGGTATGACGGCTACGATAGAACTCGAAGTTGCCCAACCACTTAACTTGTGTATAGCTCCAATTAAAGATCAATTACCTGAATTGTTAGATACTATCCAAGCAAATTATGTAGACAACTACGAATACAATTATGGACAGATGGCAACATGGGATATACCTAAAGCTACTGCAACATATAAAATAGAATACAATTTTAGGGTTAGTCAGAATGTACCACTAGTGAATATAGATGCGGATCCATATGAAAACCCAAGGTTTACTATTTTTGAAGACAGTGAACCATTCGAACCAAGTCAATACTTAGTCGAGCAGCCATGGATAAGTAATGAGACTGAAGACATAATACTAAGAGGTGAAGTAACATTTACTACAAGAGATGATGACCCTGATGATAGACGTGTCTTCTTTGGCTTTGGTTATCTAGGTGCTACTTACCCTAATGGCGATCCAGTAAGCGACGAAATTGAGGATGCAATTAACACACGAGGTGGTTCAATTAGAATATACAAAGTTAACTAATGACAGTAGACGAATTTGAATCAGCACTCAGTGGCTTTGGAGAAACTCTAGGCAATCTTAGTCCAGTACTTACACAAATAGGTGGTAGGTTAGTAGACCAGATTAAAGCCGATGCACCTACAAATACAGGAGCACTTAGACAATCTATCAAGGCTGTTATAGAGGATGACGGTCTGGCTATTGAAATGTTATACTATGGTATCTTTCAGAATTACGGAGTAGATGGCATACAGAACGCCCCAGCGCGTGAGGTACCTAGATTTGGTGTACCTCAACCTGTAGCTGGTAGACGATTCGGTTTCTCAGGTAATTATGAGATGATTGGTGGTGATCTAGCATTCGGTGTAAGAAAACAAATATATAAGATGGGACTAAAGCCACAACCATTCTTTGATGTCGATCAAATAGCCAATGCAGTTGCGGACGGCGTGGCACAACAACTAACAACAGATTTTTAATATGGCAAACAATGTTAATAATATAAACCACATACAAGTACCTAACTCATCGTTAAGTGGTGCTTTCGATATGGCATATGGTCCTAATGCAATTACATTAGAAGGACTTAGTACAGGTGACAAATATGCACTTAGAATATTCGTAGTAGGTAATCCAGTACCAATCGCAGATATCAGACAAACACCTAACAGAGAAGGTCGTGCTATCTTTGATATTCAAAATATATTACAGGCTTACGTAGGTCCACAAGTAAATACAATTGATAGTTTACATTTTAGCCTTACTGGATTTGTTGCACAGAATGAACGTCTTGCGCTCGCAGGTCCTACTCTAGTACAATATCAAATTGCATACGCAGAAGAGAATGGCGGTGTCGTAGGTGCTTTCTATACAATACCAGATAACTTTACTTCAATCGCAGGTTCAAAGCAATACTTTCAAGTACCATTTGACACAGATCCTTATAGACCTGAAATAGAAGGTGATGACAGTACACCAACATGTTCAGTAATTGAAAGAGCAGCGAGACCTCTTTCAGATAATAATTGGACTATCGCAGACACGGAGACTGGAGATAACCTACTAACTGTACGTGGTGGATTTCCTTCACCAGATGGTATTGATGTACATAATGTCTTTATGGATGATCAGTGTACTAAAACTTTTTATCAAAAAGTAGAACGAGGTAATCCTGCTCCATTACAAAACGTAGAAGGTATCGATGCATTCTATATCTTACAGTGTAGTTATACAGGTGCTATCGGTAGTAATCCAGCACTTGTACCTAATACACAAGCTAATGGTGGTGGACCTAACACATCAATGGGACAAGGTACTGCCATTAGTGGACCATTTCAAACTATTACAATTGCATCAGGACCTGCTAATATTGCAGCTGGTGTTATTGATCCTACTACTACACATTACTATATAGTACCAGTAGTTTATAGCCCAGCATCATGTTCACCAGATGGTCAACAACAAACAAATATCATGAACGCTGCTGCATGGAGAATACAGAGATATAACATTGCACATAATAAGATCTATAGTGGTAATGGTGCTCTTATAGGTATCGAACAGTTAGATGCTAAGTGTAATGACTATGCACATATACAATTCGCATGGCAAAACTCATTAGGTTATAGAGATCAGTTTACATTTACTAAGAGAGTAAATCATAATACTAAAACCAAAAACAATAACTTCTTAAAAGGTACCGCAGACTATAATGGTTCAAGTTATGATGTAGATATCCAAGATAGAGGTTCGACAACATATTCACAAACTATTGCAAATGACTTTGTAGTACAATCAGACTATATGAATGATGCTGAAGCAGAGTTACTAAAACACCTATATCAAAGTGCAGAAGTAAAGGTTAGATTTGCAGAAGGACCTTACGCAAACCAATGGGTTCCTGTTACTATTACTAAAACTAGTTACAACGAAAAGACGTATAGAAAAGACAGACTGTTTCAATACACAGTTGCATTTAGATTAGCTAGTAACATTAAATCAATGAGAGGATAATATGATTCAATTAAAAGTATACCCTAACGCAGCGCAACTCCAAGAAGAGTCTCTGTTCTTAGATTTGTATGAGACACAACCAATTAAGTTAACACTTAGTATAGAAGATATAACTAGTGCTGATGCTACTTCAGTGTTCTCTCGTACGTTTAAAGTACCTGGTACTAGAACTAATAACATTTTCTTTAAGAATGCGTTTGAGATAGACGGGATTGATTTTGATATTACTATAAAGAAACCAGCAGAGATCTTAGTAGATGGTGCTGAGTTTAAAACAGGTCATGTTAGATTACAGAAGATCTTTGTAAACCAAGAACAAGACAAGATAGATTATGAACTCTTATTCTTAGGAGAGACGAGAGACTTTAGTTCTGCTATTGGTGAATTGACTATGTGTCAGTTACAGTTTACAGACTTTAATTGGGATGACCTACCAGTTAGTTATACTAACGCTGCTGACTTTAGCGCAGCTATAGGTCAACAAGAGGTTAGAGATAGTTGGCAAGCATTTCCTCAAGGGAATGCAACTGCAGGTTATGCAGATGGCGATCTCTTATTTCCTCTTATAGATCATGGTAATTCATATGATGCTAATGGAGATCTTTCAACAAACTCACCTACAATTAGTATAGGTGGATCTGGTGCACAAGAGCAATCATTTACACATCCATCATCTGCTCTACCACCAGCAAGGTTTAAACCTATGGTTAGAGCTAAAAGAATATGGGATCAAATATTCCAGAATAGTGGTTACACATATGAATCTAGTTTCTTAGGTG